GGCGGGCTCGAATGACGGCAGGAATGATCGGGCGCGGCCAAAAGGTCGTGGCGCCTGGTGACGTTCGCGACATCAACACGCGGATGCCCAAGGGCGAACGCTACATGGTCGAGACGTCGGGGTCGATCGGCCGGCAGATGGGGCCGCGCGCGTCACGCACCGACGACGGGCTGGCGTCGTACGGCCTGGAGCACCTGCGCCGGCAGTATACGGACTACCTCGGCTCGAAGTCCGCGGAGATCGACGAGGCGCAGGAGGCGCGTCGGTATCGGCACGGGTCGCAGTGGACGGAAAAGGAGATCATCAAGCTCCGCAGCCGCGGCCAGCCGGTCGTGACGTTCAACCGGGTTTCGCGGAAGATCAACGCCGTCGTTGGCCTGCTGGAGCGCCTGCGACAGGACCCGAAGGGGTTCGCGCGCACCCCTAAGCACGAGGACGGGGCCGAGCTCGCCACGGCCGTTCTGAACTATGCGCTTGACGAGAACGACTGGAAGTCGATCAGCCCCGATTGTGCCGAAGATGGCGCCACGTCGGCGATTGGCGGGCTTGAGATCGTCGTCGAGGCGGGCGACCAGGGCGACCCGGATATTTCGCTGAATCGCATTGATCCACGGGAGTTTTTCTATGACCCACGTAGTTGTCGGCCGGATTTCTCTGATGCCACGTACATGGGAGTCCACAAATGGATGGATTACGGACTGGTTGCTGAACTCTGGCCCGATGCTGCGGCCGCTGTCCGTGACGGCGTTGCCACGAACGGAGGTCTCGACGACGGTCCGAGCCGGGCCGACCGCCAGATGCGGTGGGTCAACGCCCGCGAGCGCACCGTCCGCGTCGTCGAGCACTGGTATCGCCAGGGCGGCGAGTGGTGGTTCTGCTTCTTCACGGGCGACATTGAGCTAGAGCGCGCCAAGTCGCCGTTTCGCGACAACAAGGGGCGCACCACCTGCCGGCTCATCATGTACTCGAACATGATCGACCAGGACGACGACCGGTACGGATTCGTCCGCGACCTCAAAAGCCCGCAGGACGAGATCAACCGGCGCCGGTCGAAGGCCCTGCACGCGCTGAACAGTCGGAAGATCCGCGCGAGTCGTGGGGCTGTGGACGACATCGAAGTCGCGCGGCGTGAGGAGGCGCGGCCGGACGGGTTCGTTGAGATCAACGACAAGGACGCGCGCTATGAGGTCGAGCAGGGCCAAATCGATTTTCAGGGGAATATGGCGTTTCTTACTGACGCCAAGCAGGAAATCGACAATTTCGGCCCCAACCCATCTCTCGTCGGCGAAGGTGGTAAAAATCAGAGTGGACGAGCTATCCAACTTCTACAGCAGGCAGGAATCGCAGAGCTTGGCCCGTTCTTGTTACGTTATCGTGGCTGGAAAATACGTGTGTATCGCGCGGTATGGAACGCCATCCAGCAATTCTGGACCGCAGAACGCTGGATCCGCGTCACCGACAGCGAAGGCCTGAGCCAGTTCATCCAGGTGAACGGGCAGCAGATGGGTCCGATGGGCCCGCAGCTGGTAAACGCCCTCGGCTCGCTTGACGTCGATATTCTGATCGACGAGGGGCCGGACAACGTCAACGCGATGGCCGACGCCTTCGATACGCTGCTGGCCCTGGCGCAGAACGGCGCTCAGATCCCGCCGGACGTGATTATCTCGCTCTCGTCCCTGCCGGCGAGCGTGAAAAAGGAGATCATGGGCAAGCTTGAGAAGTCGCAGCAGCAGAACCCGCTCGTCGCCCAGGCCGCGCAGATCGAGTTGGCGCAGAAGACGGCCGACGTGGGCAAGACGCAGGCCGAAACCGCCCTCGCGCAAGCCCGGGCCGGCGTGCAGCAGGCCGAGGTCGGCAAAAAGGTGGCCGAGACGGGCAAAATCGGCGTCCAGGCGGGCAAGGAGCAGGCACAGGCGGTCAAGACGATGGTCGACGCGCACGTGGCTGCCGTTCCGCAAATCGCGCCCGGGGGTCCGGTCGAGCAGGCCATGCAGGGGCCGGTGCCGAGCGATCCGGAGGGCATGGAAGGCGGTCTGTGGGCCGAGCCTGCACCGGAGGATGACAACCCGTGGGGGTGCTGCTACACCCGCGGTCCCGGCGGAAGTGATGGACGCCGGGTGGGTTCGGAAGCCCGGTGATACATCTCCCCGACCCCGCCAGGGCGACACCCGGCGGGGTCTTTCGTGTTGACGGCACGGTGTTGACATGCTGTAAACAGGCATTGCCCTGAGCGGATGGAACCGCACGAAAGCCCGGGAGGCGAAAATGCAATCGGCGGGGTAATTCTCGCGCACGGGCCCCGCTTCGGCGGGGTCTTTTCGTTTCCGCCCCGCTGCGCTACAACGGCAGCGAACGCAGTGAGGACCGACGATGCCGTTATCCGCCCGGGGTGAGCCGATTACGCTCGTCAGCCAGATCGACCCGACCACGGGGCTCCCTGCCGGCCTAGCGACGCCGTCCGCTTACACGCTGCTCACGAATGCGAGCGCGACGGGCCCGGCCGTGACGAACATCCGCGGCGGCGATTACATCTGGCGCGTCTCGGGCACGTTTGCCGGGCTCACGGCGACCCTGCAGACCCTCGACCTCGACGGCACGACTTACGTCAACGTGCGCAACCAGGCCAACACGGCAGATCTCACGTTCACGGCCGTCGGTTCAATCGGCGTCGGCGTCGGCCAGGGGGCCACGGTGCGCGTCCTGCTGACCGGCACGCCGAGTGGCACGCCGTCGCTGAACTCCTCGCTGGCCGGGCTCTCCTGATGGGTTCGCGTGCGCTGATCTATGGTTGGGCGCTGATTTTTGGTGCGCCGTACCGGCCACAAACGGCCGATGATCTTCTTGTGTCATATCAATTTGCGTCTCTGCTCGGCGCAGATGGCGCGCAACTGCTCGGCGCAGATGGCGCACCTTTATATGGGGCTGCATAATGGCTGCGCCGCGTCAAATAAACACCGCCGACCTTACGGCACTTTTTAGTGCGTGGTTCGCGACACTTCCGACGTCGCCATCTGGTCTTAGTGTAGGGCAATTCTGGAATAACGGCGGCGTTCTAAGTCGCGTCGAATCGTTATGACTAGCAAGCAAAACATCGGCGCGACTATTGCCTGCTGCTTGGTTTTGATTGGGTTTGTCGTTGTTTGTGGTCTAATGGTCACGCGCACAGTACAAGATAGCCCTTCTCTGCAAATATTGTTCGGCGGCCTGATTGCGATGGGGCAGCAAGCTTTAAGCTATTTTACTGGCTCAACGGCGTCGTCGAAAGCCAAAGACCAGACCATTGCAGCGGTAGCGACAAACAAGGAAACTCCGTGATGCGTCTTGTTCTTGCACTCCTTGCTGTCCTGCTGCCGTCTCTCGCGTTCGGGCAGGCTGCGCCTTCTCCGACTTTCAAGAGCCTTACCCTTACTGGCCCCGGCTCAACGGGGGACGTCTCAGGCACGACGGTGACGACAGGGGGCGTAACGCGCGCCTTGTCCTCAGCCCTTCGTCTTGGTGGAGGCTCAGCGAGCATCGCCACGACGGGCGGAACGGTCACTCTCACAGCCGCCAATCTCGCTAATACGGTGATTGAACTCACGGGCACTCTGACGAGCAACGTCGCACTCGTGTTTCCGGCCGGGACGCCGGGCCACTGGATCATCGTCAACAACACAACCGGCGCTTACTCCGTCTCGGCTAATATCAGTGGGCAGGTGGCCACGTTCCTTGTTCCGCAAGGCAACCAGCGATCGTTCGGAAACGACGGGACGCTGCTGTTCTCTCCTCTCGCGCAAGCCTTCACGTTAGCAACTCCGTCCACGACCGTAACAGGCAACCTGCCGGCATGGGGCGGGATCAGCGGGCAGAGCCTGACGGACAGCGGAGTTTCAATCGGAACCGGCGGGCATTCGTTGTGCCCATTGGATAGCTCCACGCCTTGCGCCTTTGCGGTAGCTCCTACAGTGGGCGGCGCACCGCTCGGTGGCGGCGCGGCCGGCTCCATGATTATCAATGGAGATATGGATGGCGATCAGCGTTTTTACGGCGCCGCGAATGGGACAGGTATTGATCGTTGGATCTATGCCTTCAATCAGGGAAGTGGGCTTTCTCTTCAGCGCGTGATTGACGCGCCTGCGCTTTATGGGCACTCGCTCAAGGCCCTAGCATCCAGTACGCCCGTGACCCTTGCTGCATCTGACATCCGCACGCTTACGACGAAGCTCGAAGGATCTCAGGTCCAGCAGCTTGCCTATGGGGGCTCGGCGGCGCAGACAGCTACTCTAACGGGTATTGTTAAATGCACTGTCGCCGGCAACTACGCCTTTAGCATTCGAAACTCGACCCCGAACTATTCCTACGTAGACACCTTCTCGGTGACTACGGTTAACGCCTGGACCACGTTCCAGAAGACGATACCCGCACCACCGGTAGGGTCTCCGTGGTCGCCGTTCACTGACAATCAATACGCCATGTCGGTGAGCTTCGACCTTGGGTCCGGCGCCAACTTCTCTACGACCACGCCGGCTCAGTGGCAGAGCGGGAACTTCGTGACCACAACCGGCGCCACCGGTCTTGTGACGACGGCCTCGGCAAGCTGTCAGTTCACCGGCATCCACCTTGTTGCTGGCACGAACCCCGGAACCTACGTACCGCGCCCATACCCTCAAGAACTAGCGCTGATGCAGCGGTACTACCGCAAGACGTTTAACGAAAGCGTGGCCCCGGCGCAGAACGCCGGACTTGCCGGGGCGCTCTGCGCCAGGGCGCCGAGCGCCGGCTCCTACGTCAGCGCTTTCCTCCCGCTGCCGTCCGGTCTCTATACAGGCGTTGGATCGTCGTCGACCGTGACGCTCTATAATCCCTCTGCCGCGAACGCCTCTTGGCGTGATGTGACGGCGGCGTCCGACGTGGCGATGACAATTGATCCTGCCACGAGTAAAGGGGGCACTGGCGTCTTCGTCACCTCAGCCTCAACTATCGCCACGGCTGGCGATGTGGTCTGTGGTCATGCCGTCTTCGACAGCGGGTTCTAAGCTATGAGAAGTCTGCGCTCACTCGTCCTCACTACACTGCTTCTATGTGCTCCCGCCGCTCACGCAGCAGGCTGGGTCGGCGCCTACGTCTGGGGCGGGGTCATCACGCAATCGACAGGAGTGCAACGGTTCTACGACACCGTGAACGCGGCCTTGGTTGCCGGCTTCGACACGATCCGATTTGCGCCTGGAACAAGCGCCGTTGATGGCGTGTCGCTTGCCCCATTCTGTTCAGGGGCAAGCGACAATCTCGCCTGCTACACGAAAGTGCTCCTGGCCTCGCAGGCTTGGGATAATCCCGGCCTCAAGCGCGTGATGCTGACCGCGATTGATCGGACTTGCTCGACGTTAGCGGCCTCTAATAATGGCTGTCTCACCGCCTCAACCCTCACGGCGAACAAGACGGCCATCAAGGCAGAATACGCGGCGATGCTCGCTGTACTTCGGGATCGGTTTGCTGGCCGTTCCATCCAGTTCATCCTCTCCAACTGGGAGGGTGATAACTTCGTTTATTGCGGCTCAGCTTACGATTTCGGCCGCAACACGGGAGGGACTTTTGCAGCAACCTGCCAAGCCTCTTGGCCAAGCGGGCAAACGAACCAGCAGCGAGTGCAGGCGCACTTGCTATGGCATAGCTATCGGGACGAGGCTGTTGCCGAGTTCATCGCCGCAAACCCAGGCTTCAGCTTAATCCACGCCCCAGAGATTAGCTCCTACACACTCCTCAACTCAGGCTGCGGCGGCGCCTGTAACTCGGCTACGGACGATGTGATTGACCAGATCGCCGCGAATGGCGGTCGGGCGTATTGCTCCTATTCGAGCTACGACACGCAGGGCTCGGCGGGCGGAACCTATCTTGCGACGGTGCGTGCACTTCTGAACATCTGCCAAAATCTAATTATCGGAGAGGCAGGATACGATCTTTTGAACGCCGGCAATCTGCAGCGCAACGTCGACTTGTTCAAAGCGCTAGATCAAATTCGCAATGTCCCTGGTGTTCTTGGAGTGATCCCGTGGAATGCTGCGAACCCGTCTAGTGGTTCGCAGAAGTACGGCATGTTCGATATGACCGGAGCAGATCAGCTTCTGAGGTTCTTGGGGCCGATACGTCCCACGCCTCAAGCTGCAACGCCATACCGCTAACCCTCTCCCTCACGCCTCGCCCGCGCGAGATGACGCAAGTTAAGGATAATACCTTGGGCATCTCACGCGCGCTCGGCCTCGGATGGGCTCTCGTTCACGGCCAATTGCCGAACAAGGTGCCTGTGATCGTGCCGCCGATTGTGTTGCCGCCGTTGTTCATCTCGGGCACGCCAAGCGTGGCGACCGTAGGGCAAGCGTATACCTTCGCGCCGATGGTGACAGGCGGTAGCGGTGAGCGGGCCTACGGGTTCAGCCTTACGGGCACCCTGCCTGCCGGCCTCTCATTCTCAACGGCCTCTGGTGCCGTCACGGGCACGCCTACACAGGGCGGCGTCTCATCTCAGATCACGATTACGGTCGTCGACGCGCTCGGCACCATGGCGACTCTCACGCGCACGATCAGCGTCGCCGCGGTGCTTGAGCCGACCAATACCCTCCTCGCCCGTGACGGCTCGACCTTGCTCGCCCGAGATGGTACGCCGTTGCTACAGGCCGCCTAGGATTCGCCATGCCCCGCAAGCCCGACGATTTCCCGCTGACCCTGTCCGCGCAGACCAAGTTTGCCGTGCTGAACGCGACTGGCGATTGGGGCGTGGGTTCAATCTCGGACCTTATCGCGCTGCTCGGAAACACGTTCGCGCCCCTGCCGGTCGTGACGTCCGGGCTGGCGTTGGGGACCTACGTCGACAATCGGTCGAATGCGGGACAGGACTTCGTCAATTTCATCGGCGTGACGCCTGCGGGGTTCTTCGCCGAAAGCCACGGGCCAGGCACGACAGCGACGGGCAACGATGCGCTCAATGGCTCGTCAGGCGGCTGGGGCTACACGCTTGGCGTCAACAGCTGGTACGGCACCGGCAAGATCCAGAACACGCAGATGCCCATGCTGCCGAAAGATGGATCGTACACGCTCGCACAGTCGGCCAGCGGCGCCCTTGATGCGGTCTATACGGGGGCGGCCAATGCGATTCTGACATGGTTCGCAGCAAACAATCCGACGCAGACCAAAATCATCATCCGGCCCGGGCAGGAGATGAATGCGAATTTTGCCGGCGGCGGCAACACGGTCCTCCCGGCTTGGTGCTGGCAAATCGTCCGGAATGGCGCCGTCGACGCGACGATCGCTGGGCAGTACGCGACGACGTTCCAAAGGATCGTGACGCAATTTCGGAACGCCGCGACGGCGGCTGGCAAGCCGGGCATTTTCGAGTTCACGTTTTCGACCAATATCGGCGGGTATGATTGGGCCGCCGCTTGGCCCGGCGACAGCTATATCAATTACTTCGGTATGGACGCCTACTACGGCCTCGATGGCTACGGAAATCAGCCGTATCGCTACGACGGCTACGAGATTTTCGAGCACATGCGGACGATCCCGTACGGCCTGCAGGCGGCGAAGGATTTCGCAACCGCGCATGGCAAGCCGTTCCGCATGGACGAGTTCGGCGTTTCGCGGAACGATCTGCCGTCGCTCGTGACGGCCGCGACGACGTGGGCCAAGGCGAACGCGGTGGCGTTCTCTTGGTGGGACAGCGACGGGGCGTATGCCTCTCGCGTGTCGAACGGCAACTTGCCGGCCATTGGTTCGGCACTGCGCGCCGCGTTCAACTCGGGTCAGTACCCGAGCCCACAGACTGTAACGGTCGGCACAAACCTCATCACGCAGGCGATCACGAACCCGCTGACCGCCCCGTGGCGGACAAATGGCCAGGATCTCATCGTCACGCCGAATTATGGGACCGCGCCCGACGGCACGACGCCGACCGTGCGCATCCGCAGCGCCAGCGGTGCGGCAAATCTTGAGGCTGTGCTAACGCACTCAAGTGGGCGGCAATTTATGAATTTGCGCGCTCTGACAGCCTGCACGCTGACCCAGTTCTCGCCCGAGCGCGGCGGCGAAAAAGTGTTCCTCAAGGTCGGTGAAGCCCGGCAGATCATCAAATCACTCGGCGGCGATGTGCAGTTCAACCTCTACTCCGAGGATGGTCCTTTCGACGTCGAAATCTGGGGCGCTGGCGTCTGCACGCCGTAATAGGGATCTTCCATGGCTCTCGGTCCTGCCGCTTCACTAACCGCCGAAAGTGTTACGGCTACCGCCCAAGCGGCGGCTCGGGCCGTCGTTCCGCAAGCGAGCGCCGTCATGCCACCTGCAACTGCACTAGATGGCTCAAAAGGAACGGCAAGCGAATATGCTCGCGCTGACCATACGCATGCCGCGCGGGTGCAGCGTATGATCGCGACGGCCGACACGAACGGCACTGCGGCTGTCACATTTGCACGGCCATTCGCTGTAGAGCCCGCCATCAACGCCATGCTGCAGGGCACGGGCGCGGATGTGAACGGGCGTCGCGTCGTTTCCATCGAGTACGCGCTGACGACGGCAACGGATGGCCAGGGTGTTAAGACGTGGACCGGTGCGACGCTGGTCGCCACGACGTCCAAGCCTCTGCCGCAGGTCTCGGGGCTGCTGACCAACGTCATCACTGCCCTTACTGGTTACAATCCTACCTCGCCTATTGCGGGTGCCAAAATGTCTATTTTCGCTTCCGATCCGACGCAGTGAGCGCCTAATGGCCGACGATTACAGCCGCGGACTGTTCTACGATTACGAGAAGCGGTGCGAGCCGGTCGACGACGCCAGCGGGTCGTTCCTCTGCGGTTCGTGCGGCTGCTCGTCGGTCTGGGGCTGGCGCTGCGCGTGCAACTGCCAGGAACTCGTGCTAGGCACTGAACTCGGCCTCGCGATCCTCGACTGCGAGGGCGTCCAAATAGGGGTTACGCTTTGAGCCAGGTCCGACGCCTCGACCAGATCCCGGCGGCGCAGGTCGTCGACCGGGCCGACCAGATTGCGATTTGGCAGGATGGCCGCACGCGGATAGGCACGATTGCTGACATCGTCGACGGGCCGGTCGCTACGGCGCTGTTAGCGGTTCCGACTGCCCTCGCCGCGGTGAACCAAGCGATTGCCGCTGTCGATGCGGACGGGTCGCGCGCGAACGCCAAGCTCGCCCCCATGCCGGCTGCGACCGTCAAGGCGAACATCGGGTCCGCAATGGGTCAACCGTCCGACGTGCTTCTGACGACGCTCGCCTCGCCCGGCAATCCTGTGGGCGAGGGTATCGGCCGGACGATCACGGGCCTCGGCGGCGACTCCTCTGGAGTGAAGAACAGCACGTCTGCGTTCGCTGCAGCCAGCGCGTCTACTGATCCCCGCGAAACGCGGATCACGGCCGGTTCCTACGTGCTCGACGGCGCCGTTTACCTCGGTGACAAGCCGATCCGCGCGGAGGTCGGCGCGCGCCTTCGCAACGCCTTAGGCGCCGTCAGCGACGCCTACATGATGGGCGGTATCCAGGTGGCGGGCGGTCTCGACGACGTCGCAGATACCGCGCCCGGTTCGATCTCCACTGCGTATTCCCGTGTCCGGTTCATCTCGGGCAACGTCCTCGGCACGGCAGGCCCCGGTAAGAAAGCGGCGCCGCTGTCGAGCAACGTGCTGTTCTACAATGGCCGTGTCGCAAACGCCTACGACGTGCCCTCGCTCGTCAACTATGCCGCGATCCAGTACGGCACATCGTCGCCGGCCAGCGGTTGCGCCGCCCTTCTGAACGGCGCCATCACCGTAGGCAACGTCGCGGCTGAGACGCAGGGGCGGTCCGAAATCACGCCGATCTCGGTCGGCCTCATTTTCCTGCCGGGCTACACGACGAATAACGTCAATGTTTACAATGACATCGTCGTTTCCAGCCCGGTCGACAAGCAGCCGGCGTACCTCTCGGGCTGGACGGTCGATGTCAAGAAGCGCGACCCAGGCCAGCTACTTGACGCGACGCACGCGAGTTCTCTCGGCATCGCCATCTCGACCGGCACGGGCGGCTCTGGTTTTGGCACGCCTGCCCTGGCAAATCAGACGTCGTATCCCCTTACGGCCATGTTTGCCGCTGCCGGTCACAGCGGCGCGCCGAGCGTGGCGTCGGGTGTCGATGCGGGCGCTGACTATGGCGCGAAGTACGGGCTTTTGGTGGGAGGCACCGAGGCGAACAACAATTGGCGCGGATTCGGGTCGCGGTCGAAGTTCAACTTTGGAGCCTGCCTGCAGGACTGGACGAACGAGGGCCTGCGCATCACGGGCGCGCACCCGATTGCAGCGGCGAACGCGGCCGGCATCAACTCGGATTACGACATCTGGTCGACCGCGCTGCTTCTCAAGTCTCGTGCCGGTGCGCCCACGCCTCTCGGCGGCGCGCTCTACCTCTACCAGGGCAGCACAGGCCGACCGGCGTTCAAAGGGCCGGACGGCGTCGAGCATTACCTGTCGTTCACATAGGGATCTGACATGAACTGGGACGCTGAAATTGCCGGACTCGACGGCAAGGCGCTGGATGCCGGGATGACGCTGCGCAAGGTTTGCGTGGACGCTCTCATGTTCACCTACCGCGGCGAGGAGATGCTTGACGGCACGACCAAGCTCGCGCGCTACATGCTGGCGCAGCGCATCCATGGTGGCGATGCGACCGTGCGCGCAGAAGACGTGGTCATGCTGAAAGACTTGATTGGCCGCGCCTACGGTCCGGCCGTCGTCGGCCCGGCCTACCTGATGCTTGACCCCGCCATCGCCTGAGAGGACGACATGAACACCGAGAACGACACCGACGCCCACGCCGACGCTCTGTTCGACGCCGCGATGGCGCAGGAGGCTGAGCGTCCCGATCTGGCGCCGCCGCCAGCCGAGGACGACGTCTCTCCGGCAGAAATGCTAGAGGCGACCGTCGAGTCCGCGAAGGCCGAGCGCGCGGCTGCTGGCGAGCCCGAGAAGCCCGCGGCCGCCGCCGAGCCGGTGAAGTTCACGGCCGAGGAGTACCTGACGCAGCGCGACAAGGCGCAGCGCCTGGAGGCCGAGGTTGCGGCGATCCGCAAGCAGGGCGAAGCCGCCAAGGATGCGCCGCCGAAGCCCGGCCTGTTCGAGAATCCCGAGGATTGGGAAGCCGAGCTCGAGAAGCGCATCGAAGACCGCGTGCAGAAAGCCGAGGCCCGGTATCGCGCCGACGCGCTGCAGTACGACCTCGCGCAGACCCGCACGCGGATCGGCGACGAGAAATACGCCGCGGTCGACAAGGCCGTGACCGAGGCCGCGGCGCGCGACCCCGCGTTCGCCAAGCAGCTGCGCGAGTTGTCCCCCTATGGGGCTGGCGCGGCGATTGAAAAATGGTATGACGCTAACGAGGCGATCCTGAACCCGGGCGCCTACGAGGCCCGTTTGCGCGAAAAGATCCTCGCCGAGATGAACGGCGGCGAGAACGCCCCGAACGGCCTACC